GCGCCGAGACCAGCGCCGGCACCGAGACCCAGGCCCAGGCCGCCCAGCAATGCCCCGCCGCCACGGGACAGCGTCGCGCCGATGCCTGATGTCGTCGTCGCGAGTTGTTTCGCGGCGACCTGCGCCTGCTGGAGTTCGGCGGAGAGCCGGCGGATGTGGGTCGGCGCCTCGACGCCCATCCGCTGGTACTTCTGGAGGACCTCGCTGATCGTGCGGCTGTTGCGCGTGAGCTCGCTGTCGGTCAGGCGGGAGGCGCCGCCGATCCGCTCGATGCCGCTCGCGACGCGCCGGGCCTGCCCCTCGAGGCGGCTGCCGTCGAAACTGCTGCCGACCGCCCGCAGCTGCCGCGCCGCGCCCTCGGCTTCCGTGCCGACCTTCCGAAATTCGTCACGCGCCTGCTGCGTCCCGCGTCGCAGGTCGGTGACATCTCCCGTGAAGGTGGCTTTGATCGGCATCGGGTCAGCGTCGCTTCAGCGCAGAGATGCGCTGCTGTTGTCGTCGGTCCTGCTCCTCGCGGTGCAGCTCGTCGAGCGTGAGCCACACCCAGGTGATGGGCCAGTCCTCTACCGTGTGCGGCGCGATGCCTTGGATCGACCGGGCGAGCCGGATGCAGTTACGCTGCCAGACGTAGGGTCCGTAGGGCCGTCACCGCCAGGACGGTAGATATGCGCGAGGATGTCGGAATACTGCTTCTGCAGGCCCCGGTAGTACTCGACCGTCACGTGCACCATGGCCAGGCGTACCGGCTCCTGCAGGTCCTCGATCGCCTCACGCTTGATCTCGATGCCGAGGTCCCAGTCCTGCAGCGCCGTCTCGAGGACGCGCGTGTCCTCGTCGAACTTGCTCTCCCCTGTCTTGACCGTCTTGAGTTCGTTCCACACCCTCGACGGCGGGTCCTTCAGAATCTCGATCCAGTAGGACGTGCCGAGAATCTCGAACTCGAGGCGCTCGACATCGATCCCGTTGGCAATGCCCTTGACCGCTCCCCCCGCTGCACTCACGTACGCACCTCATCGCGCCGCACGCGTCGTGCCGACCGCGCCGGCGTGCGAATCTGCAGCCGACCTTCGAACAGCGACCCACCGATGACGTCGTAGATGCACGTCACCCCGCCTTGCACGCGTGTCCACACTTGGACATGCGTTGGGCGACCCGCGAGGGCGAGCGACGGTCGCAACGTCGCCCGCGTCGGTTCGAACACGAGATGACCGCCGGCCTTGTCGCAGCCGCGGATCTCGCCCATCACCTGGCGCCGGAGGTAGACCGTCGCCCGCTCGCACGGGAAGTGCAGGCTCGTGCACTTGGATCGACGGTCTGCCGCGGCGCGGATCACGAGACGTCAGGCCCCGATGAACGAGCGCTCCATGTCGGCGGCCGCGCCACCGCTCAGGGAGAGCGTGATGATCTGGTCCTGGCGCGCCTCGATCTCGAACTGCTCGAGCACGACGGGGCCGACGTACTGCACGTGGCCGGTGTCGTCGTAGGGCGTGATGCGCACCGGCACCGCGTCGTTGCTGTCGAGCGCGGTGAACAGCGCGGTGTTCGCCGGGTCGTACATCCCTTCCGCGCTGAACTGAAAGTCCGGCTTGCCAGCGGCGTACTGCTTGTTGAGGCTGCCCTGGCAGTCGACGCGCGCTTTGTCGCGCGACTGGTTGAGCCGAATTGCCGTGGAGCAGAGCAGCCGCTCGAACTCCGCCGTCTCGCCGTCGATCCCGATCTCGAGGGCGGCAAAATCTCCGAAATATCCAGCCATGGTCCGTTCTCCTTAGCTCTCGCCGTCACTCGGCACGAATGACAACAGGTACTGCCCGCCGACCGCCTGCCACCGGTCCTCGCCTTCGGTCGGAATCGGGCGCTCGATGACGCGCTGCCAGCGACGCCGACGCAGCGCCCAGCCGTCAAACTCCTGGCCCATCGCCAGCGCGAGCACCGCGTTGTGCACCGCGGTCGCCGCATCCTGCAGTGCGCCCGCCGTGACCGACTTCAGCGGCGCGTAGGCGACCAGCACATAGGTCAGGTCCAACGTGCCGACCTGGGCGCCCTGACACACGTTCTCGTTGGCCCCGTCCGACAGCGCCAGGACGGCGAACGGATGCTCAGCCTCCTGATCGGCGATGCCCCACCAGACGCCGCCCGGGACGGCCGACTGCACCGTCGTGTCTTCGTTGAGCGCGTCGACCAGGCCCTGCGATGGCGTCAGGCTCACTGCGACACCTCGAGGGCGCGCAGCGGCGCTGGGAATCCGCTCTGCACGACGTTCCCGAGCTCGTCGACCATCTCATCGCGCTCGCGGATCGCCTGCTTGATCCACGGGACGAAGGGCCCGATCTGTTTGCCGCCGACGTGATGCCAGCCCTCCGCGGCCAGGTGCGCATGCGGGCGGATGTTCGCCACGTGCACCTTGAGTGGACCGACGACGCGCCGCTGCCAGCCGGTCGACAGCCGCTGGCCCGCGCGCTTCTTCTCTTGGCCGACAGGTGTGGTCGCGCGCCCTGCGGCCTCGTACTCCTGCGCGGCCTTCGCGATGATTCGCTGCGCCTGCGCCGGCACGACGCTGTCGATCGTGGCGAGGTCGGCCATCGCCGCCGCGATGTCGACGGTGAGCCCGATCTTCACGCCCGCACCTCGAGCGCGTCGACATGGAGCCAGCGGCCATCGTCCGATTCGGCCAGCCCGAGGATCTGCAGCACGCGGTCGCCGGCAGGATGGTGGAAGACGATCCGATCCTTGGTTTCGACGTCGCCGCGGTAGCGGGCGCGCACCTGGTAGCGGCGAGCCGTCTGCGTCTGCACCGATCCGTCGATCACCGACTCCTGCCTGCCGGACGTGCTGACCACATGTGCGGGATAGCGCGGCGCCGGCAACGGTGGCCACGTTTCCTCGCCGACGCCGCCAACGTTGGCCACGACGCGACGCTGAAACGTGATGCGGTCGCTCAGGAGGCCGACGCTCACAGGCCCCTCACCGCGAACGGCCGCACGCGGACTGCAACGGCCCGCTGCCAGTCAGCCGGCGCAATGCCGTCGAGATTGCCCCACACCCGGTAGGCGATGGCTTCCTTCAGCGCCTGCGGGATCGTGGTCCGCGTCCAGCCCGTCGAGCACGTCACGACGTACACCCCGCACGACTTGGCCCACACCCGCGCCGGCCGGTAGTCCAGATCCGCCCACCAGTCGTCATCCTCGTCGAGGTCCTCGAGTTCGCCGGCGCGGTTTCGGCGACTCACCGCTGTCACCGACAGCACCGGATGCACCGGCAGATCGAGACGTCCGCCCGTCGTCGCCGTCACGGTGCACCGGTGCGATCCCGGGATCAGCGCCAGGCCGTACTGCTGCTCGATCCACTCGCGCGCCGCGATCGCGTTCGTCTCGATCCGGTGCGCCTCGTCCGGCAGCGCGATCCGCAGTTCCTCGCGGATCTCCGCCTCGGTGATGGGCTCCGGCGGCGCACTCTCGCTCTCGCCGAGCGGGAGGCGCAGCGTCGTCGACCGGTCGGCGAACAAAGGCGGCAGCAACACTCCGTAGCCCCTGGGTGTGTGGCGTCACGACGATCCGCGACGCCTGGCGTGGCATGACTGGCCCGGGCCGTGGAAACGGCGCCGGGCCCTTCGTACTCACTGGGCGGCCCCTACAGGCTCTCGCCGGCGCCGGTGAGGTAGACCTCGCCGAACGCTGCCGGTCGGTAGACCGCGAGCGCGCCGCGTTCCTCTGCGCGCACCGCCACCTTGTTGGTCGTGAAGAAATCCTCGTGGCTGTTGGACATGTCGACCGACACGCCACCCTTGGAGAAGAACTGCGCCATGGAGCCGTACGCGCCGATGAACGCGCGGCCCGCCGTCATCTTCTGCGTGATGACGACCGGCAACCCCCACATCGTCCGCGACTGGAGCGGTGAGAACGGATTCGCGCCGACGTACGCGCCCGTGCCGGTTTCCTTGGTGAGCGCAGCGGTTTCCCAATCGACCGGATTCATCACGATCGCATCGGGCATCACGAACGAGCCGATGATGATTTGTGTGATCTGCTTGTGGATCGCGTCCATGACGTTGTCCATCCCGCTCGCCAGGAGGAGCGGCGTCAGGTTGGCGCGATTGCGGAGACCGAGGATCTCGCCGTTGAGGCCGTCACCGTTCAGGAGCTGATCGTCGACCTCGTCACGGATGAAGATGCGCAGCCGGCCGTCGATGTAGGACGCCGTCTGCTTGAAGTCCTCGAGCATCTCCGTGGTGATGGGCAGCCACGTCGCGATCTTCCTCACGCTGTCCGTGACCTGTCCGAAGCGCATCGCCGATTCGGGCTTCTCGCCTTCTTCCTCGACGGCCGCCGCGGCATTGGTTGCCAGGGTTTCGACGAAGTACACGATCTGATTGCTGTCGGTCGTGCCGGGCGCGATGAGGCCGCGCACCGTCGGCAACTGCGTCAGGATCGGGTAGATGCCGGGCCGGTAGTCCGGGGTGATGAGCGCGCCGCCCGAGGCCGGATCGGTGCTCGTCGTCAGTGTCTCGGCGCTGAGCTCGATCACCGGCGAATTGAACCGCCCGCGGAAGTGCCCGGCGCGGATCGCCTCGCCGATGGCGCTCGTGACGATCTGCTGCCCCCAGGTGCGCGCGACGACGCGGCGCCCGGCGTCGATCACGGCTTCGGTCGTCTTGCCTGCCGGCAGCTGCGCGGTGCGGTAGGCCTCGAGGCGCTCGCGCAGCGACGTGTCGGCCTTGCCGGTCTTCAGCTTGGCGTCGAGCTCGTCGGCCGTGGTGAGGTGAGCCTGCACCGACGCACGCTCCTCGTCGGTCATCTGGCGGTTGTCCTTCTCCGCCGCCTTCATGATCTCGTCGGCCTTGGCGACGGCCTGCTTCTTCTCGGTTTCGATCTGTGCAAGCAACATGGTCGGTGTCTCCTGCGGCCCCTAGCCGCACAGCGCCAGCAGGCGCGCCTTTAGCCGCAGGTCGGCATCCACGGCCGACGCACGGGACTTCGTGGTGAGTTCTTCGAGGGTCGCCTCGATGACATCGCCCATCCGGGCGATCCGATCGGCGAGCCCCGCTTTCACGGCGGCCGTCGCTGGGAGCACGCGCCCCTCGCCGAACCCGGCGCGGACGTCCTCGACGCTGACTTTGCGGCCACGGGCCACGCGCGCGGTGAAGAGGCTGTACTGCGCGGCGATGCGGTCCTCGATGGCGGCGCGGTCGTCGTCCGATAGCGGGCGCAGCGGGCTCCCCTCGCCTTTGTGCTTGCCGGCCTTGATCTCGGTGGCCACGAGGCCTTCTTTCTCGAGCGCTCCCGATTGGTCGACGTGCAGGCCGATGACGCCGATGCTGCCCAGCTCAGAGCCAGGCGTCGCGATGATCTCGGTCGCGCCGCTGGCGACCCAGTACGCGGCCGAGGCCATCAGGCCATCCGCGATCGCGATCACCGGCTTGCGCTTGGCCGCATCGGCGACGGCCTGCGCCGCATCCTCGACGCCGAACACGGTGCCGCCAGGGCTGTCGATGCGCAGCACGATGCGGGCGATGCTGCGGTCGGCCGACAACTGCGCCATCGTCTCGGCAATGCCCTCGTAGGTCGCCCAGCCGAGGATGTCGGTGAAGAAGTCGCCGCGCCGGCTCAGGGCGCCCATAATCGGCACCACCGCGATCCCGCCTTGCGGCTTTGGCGCCGGCCGCTCGATGCGGGCGGTCGGGTCGTAGCCCGCCGGTGGGTGTGCCTTTGCCTCGAGGTAGGCCTCGCGATACGCGGCCCACGCCTCCTCGTGGATCGCCATCACGCGATCACGCATCAGCATCGTCACGTTCATGCGGGCACTCCTTCGGCTGCCGCCGCGGCGTCGGCGCCGCTCGACATGTTCAGCGGCGAGGGGACTTCGTCGTGGGCGGGGTCGAGGCTGCGCGGCAGGTTCTGAATCGCGCGGGCTTCGTTGACCGACAACCAGGGGTGACCACCGAGCGCGGTGCTGAGCGAGGCGGCCTGCTCTTCGAAGGAGCCGCGCAGCTTCTCGCGCACGTTGAACTCCACGTACCGCGTGCCGCGCAGCGCGAACTCGTTGACGAGGCCGCCTTCGATCTCCTGCTCGGCCATCTGGATCGTGGGGCCGAGCGCGTCCTGGTACAACATCTTGTGCTGTTCCTTGACGTTGCTGAAGGTCGCGCGACGCAGGAGGCCGACGACGGGCAGCGGCATGTGATACGCCCGTGCGACCTCCTCATCGTGGAGTTCGCGGGCTTCGGCCAGCTGCTGCTCTTCGGCGCTGTGCCCCGCCTCGTGGTAGGTCATGCCCTCGTCGAGCACCGGCACCAGGCCCGCGCCCTGTGTGCCGCCGTACACTTCGGCGAACTGCTGCCGGAACGCCTGCCGCGTCACGGGGTCCCAGTCGGGCGCGTCCACGGGCCGATGAATCACGCCGGGAATGCGAGCGCCCTGCCGCCAGTAGTTGATGCGGTAGTCCTGCGCCAAGGTCTCCGCGATCAACTTCTTCCGGAGCGTCTCGATCCGCGACGTGCCGAGCGGGCAGTCACCCTCGACGTTCGCTTCGCGGAAGTGGATCACTTCACTCGCGGGGATCTCGAACCAGCGGCCGTCGAAACCGTAGAAGCTGTAGGCCGTCGGGAAGACGTCGCCGCACACACCGACGCGCGCCGCGGGCATCCGCCACAGCTCATCGGGCGCCTCGCCGTCCTCGCGGCGGAGCTTCAGGAGATAGGCGTTCCCAAACACACCGAAGTCGATAAGGGCGTGTTCCCAGAGCCGGTACGGCGTCGTGTAGGGGTTCGGGTACGCGAGCAGCTGCGCGAGCGGGGAGCTGGTGTCACGCCGCCGGTCGGTGTCGTTGACACGCTCGAAGACATGCAGGCCGAGCTGCGCGATGTTGCGAGCGCCCGCGTCGATGACGGTCCGCAGGGCCGGCTGGGTGCGGTAGAGGGTGGCGTAGCTGCCGCCGATGCTGCGGTAGCCGTTGCCCTCGGTGCCATGCGTGCCGAGCGCGTAGGATGCGTCGGCCGACATCGGCACGAAGCCCGGCGATGGCAGGAGGCCCATGCGGGTATTCACCCCGCCGGAACCGACGCCGAGCAGACGACCGTTGGACCTGACGATGGGCATCGCGCAGAGTCAGCCTGCACGGCAGAGCGGCACGACGGAAGGGTCTACTTGGTGGTGTGGCGCGTTGTGTCACACCATGGCACGCGGCGGCACGTTACGGCGCACTACGCCGCGACGTGCCACGTGTCTGCGGCAGGCAATCGCGGGGCACGACACGGAGACGCCCGCCGGGTGTCTCGTACGCGCGCACGGCGCCCTTCTCGACGTAGCGATAGATCGTCCGGCTGCCCAGCCCGGTGATCTTGGCTGCCTCCTTCACCGTCACAGGTCGGTCCATCGGGTCCTCCTTCATCAACGCTTGGCGTCACCGGGCATTTGAAGAAACAACACCTGGGCGCGGTCGAGCGTGACCTCGCCATCGAGCCGCGTGGGCGCCTGCTTCGCGGCCTCGAGCAGATAGCAGTCACGGAACACCAACCACCGCCCGCGGCGCTGCCAGAGAATGGCCTCCAGGCTCGGCGCCTTCTCATCTCGGAAGGTCACAATCACCCGGGTGCGCCGCCGGGGGAGCCCCCACCACTCGTAGGCCAGCACGCCCCAGCCGATGCTCAACACGGCCACGATCCCCCACGCTAGGTCTACCACTGCACTGCCTCCACCCGAGCGGTCGGGTCGCTGTATCGGCTCTTCTTCTTCTGTGTGCGGAGCTGCAGGCGCTGCAGGGCCATCGCGAGGGCCACTACGCCGTCAATCTTGTCGCGCACCTTCCGCTTGTTCACCGCGATGTCCCCGCGGCGACCTTCTTCAACGACTGCATTGCTGGCCATCCATTGCAGAACGGGCTGGCCGTTGTGGCACAAGTCACCAGAGACGGACAGATCGGAGAGCGCCCGAAGGCCGATGTTCAGTCCGAAGCCCTGGGGCTGGTTTACGAGCGTCACATGCGGCAGCTGCACCTCTTGAACGACCGCCTCTGCGAATCGCTCGTCGTAGGCAACCTCAACCACGCCCCACCGGCGACAGAGGTCCTCCAGGTCACGCCGTAGACGACCGAAGTCAGTGATGTCACCGGCTGTAATGGCGAGTCCGCCCGCGTCCTGCCACGCCTCGTAGGGTCGACCGTGGTACTGCTCCTTCGCACTGGACGGAATCCAGAACTGGCAGCGCACCAGGACTCGTCCGTCAGGGAGAGGCGTGGCACCCACGAATGCAGAGAAGTCACTCTTCAAGCCCAAGTCGAGACCGGCATACGTCGGCAAGCCCTTGGCTTCTTCCTCAACGGCCGTACGGCATGCGCGCCAGCGGTGCATGTCGAGCCAGGCCGTCTCCTGCTCGGTCCACTGGTTCAGGTACAAGCGTCGGAAGGTATTGCGCAGGTCCGGTTTATGGATCGCTTCGCGAGCCAGGGCGCGCATTTCCTCGATATCTCGGAAGTCGCCCAGCGCCGGATTAGCCGCGTGCCAGACCGCCTCGTCCTGCCAGTCGGCGTCCTCGGGGGCCTCGTAGATCAACGGGAAGAACGCCGGGTCGTCGATGATGCCGTCGCGCACTTTGCGGGCGTAGTCCCACATCTCCCAACAGATCGTGGATCGGTCGAACCCGGCTGTCGTGATGACGATGATGATCGGCTCGCGACGGGTGCCCTGGCTGGTCCGCAGCACGTCATACAGATCGCGATTGGGCGCCGCGTGCAGTTCGTCGTAGATGATGGTGGACGCGTTGAATCCGTGCTTGCTGTACGCCTCGGCGCTCAGCACCTGGCAGAAACTCATGGTCTCCCGGTCGACCATGCGCTTCGTGCTCGGAATGAGCTTGATGCGATCGCTGAGCTCCTCATCGTTGCGGATCATCGTGGCGGCGGCCTCATAGACCAAGCTCGCCTGATACTTCTCGGCCGCCGCGCAGTAGACCTCAGCGCCGATGATGTCCTCGCC